CACGGTCATAATGTTACCGCGGCATTTCTGTAAAAAGATTGATGCCATGGATAACAAGGATGACTACAAGGTGCAACTGACATTTGTCGCCCAGAAAACTCATAAGGTCACTTATGAGGTTGAGCGATTTATGCGTCTTAAGTCAACAGCATTGGAGGGTTTTGATCTCATGGCTATTGACTTAACGAAAGGCAGTGGTATGCGCTCCATGCGGAATATTGTGGAGTATTTCTTCAAGGCCGATGAACTGGCCAACATCATGAAGGGTTCAAACATACCAGTGCGCCTTGAAGCCATCCGACCAGACTCTAAGGGCGAGTATCACAGGCAAACTATGAACGCCCCTGGGGTCGAGTATGTTGGAACAGTTTCCGCAAGTGGTGGTACTATGATGAGAGGGTGCGTTAAGTATCCTATGTCCACCATGAATGGGGATTGTGGTTCACCCCTTATGATTGAGGAGAACCGCTATGGTGGTAGATGCATTCTCGGTTTGCATGTAGCAGGAAAGACAGGTTACTTCAACCGTGAGGGCTACGCCACCATCATATCCAAGGATACAGTCAGAGAGCTGTGGCTCCTATTGACTGAATATAAGGACATGGGGAGCCAAGAGATGGATGAGATTTTGTACATCGGATCCGTTGAGTCCCATTTGGACATGCAAGCTGGTTTGCTTGACACGGGCTTAGTTGGAGGTTCGGTTACTTTGGTCGGTAAGCTGAAGGAGCCTATGAATGTCGCAACAAAGACCGCTATCATGGTGAGTCCTGCTCAGGATGAGGGCTTTTTCGGACCTAGCCCTACAGCGCCAGCTGTGCTGGGTCCGGTAACCAAGGATGGCCAGACTGTGTACCCAATGGCTAAGGCAGTTGAGGCTTATCAGACTGAGGTCATTGTGGGCGACCCTGCTTCTTTGAACACGGTTGTGCAACTTGCTATGAAAAAGTTCACGCAGGAGACAGTTCGTTATCCACGGTCTATATTGACCGTTAAGGAAACCATTGTCACACCTCAGTATTGGCGCTTGAAATCCATGAATCGGAAGACAAGTGCCGGGTTCAAGTATCGGAAGCGTATTCCTAACTTGGCCAAGTACCCCGGTAAGACTTATTTTATCGGGAGAGGTGACGAGTGTCCAGAGCAGGCCCCAGGCTATGCCGAGTTGGTAGCTGATGTGGAACACATCATCGATGAGGCTAGGAAAGGGAACAGGGTGCTCCACCTGTTCACTGATTTCCTAAAGGATGAGCTACGA